ACTTCATCAATTAAATCTGATAGTATAGCCACTAGATAACCTCTTCTTCATCTGGAGTAACGATTCCTGCTCTGTCAATGGTTCCATTAGGAAAGGCTGAGTCGTCCCACTCTGCTGTGTTAGGGTCACCATCAATTTCAATAGGCTCACCTAGTAGCACACCATTGACTACAAGCCCTTGGGCTAGGTAGACTTTGGTTTCATTACCAAACTCATCTGTTACTACTTCAATATCGTAACTGCGTAAAGTACCCATAATTAGTCTCTTCCATTAAAGTAGTTAGTGATGTCTGCAATGTTCTTGGCAGTCAACACAGTGCGGAATACTGCTGCACCAATGAACTCAAAGTCTTGGTAAAAACCATCAACAGTTCTAGCAATTCTTAGCGGTTCAACAGTTGACATAGCAGATGAAAATGCACTAGATTGAATTAATGAATTATTAACATAGTATGTTGCAGTAGATGTCGCTCTATTAACTACACCAGTTAATGTTGCTAAACCGCCATTAGTTAATAAAGATGATGCAGTTACTTGAGCATCACCAACAACAAGTCTTGTTGATAAATTTGTTCCATCATTACCAAATCCATAAGAACTTGATTTTGTAATATAATAACGGAAAGCATTCTGAGTTGACCAGGGACGTATAATTGTAATTATTGTCATAGGATTAGTAGCACCAAAGTTCAAGAAGTCTGTAGTGCTATTGCTAAAGGTGTTAGTTGCTCCTGGGTAGAGGTAACCAGCATCAATAACACCAGCACTGCGGAATGTGCTACCAGAACGGTTGATTGTTACAGTGGCACCATTAGTTGAGGATTCAGTAAATGATGTCTGCAATAGGCTGGTAATGCTGTTCTCAAAGTTAGCATCGAAGGCAACTGTGCCACCGATACCGTTGAGTACCTGTGCGCGGAAGAACTTGCCACGGGCAGGATTGATTGCACCAGTGTCATCTGCACCAACCCAAAGTGCTGCGCTTCCATTTCTAATGTCTGTAGTTCCAGCAGTTGTTACAGTTGCACCTAGTTGTGTCCAAGTAAGACCATCATCTGAAAGGAAGAACTTGACGTCGTTACCTGATGCGCCGTTATCCACATCGAATGTGACACGAACCCACTTGGTCGCACCGTCTGCAACTCCAGTTGCAACAGTAGAAAGAATTGTTCCAGACACGGCTCCAGCGGCGTTGTACCATCTAAACTGCAATGTGCCACTTGTTGTTAAACGCAAATGCCAAGAACGGGTTGCATCTGCTTCCCATTTTGCAATAAGACTTGTAGTAGCCGATGGAGTCCAATCGTCAAGTGCTACCTTTACTCTAAGGTCTAAGTCACCAGTAATGTCTAATGCAGCAGCATCAGGTGTGCTTGCGTAGTTTGCGCTGATACCTGGCAGATACAGATAGTTGCCAGTAGATACGAATGTACCAACGCCAGACTTGTTGATAGTAACTGTGTAGGCATTGCTTGAACGGTCTACAAATGTAGTCTGAGATGGCAGTGTAATGACTGAGGCATCAGCATCTAGGACTATTGTGCCATCAATACCGTTAAGAACTTGAGCACGGAAGAACTTACCCTTTGCTGGAGATGCTCCACCAGTATTATAGGCACCAATCTCCTGTGGAGTATTGCTGGAATAAATGGATGTAACACCAGCGCTGGTAACTGTGGAACCAAGTTGTGTCCACGTTACTCCGTCATCGGACAGGAAGAACTTAACATCTCTACCGCTTGCACCGTTATCTACGTCAAGTGTCGCACGTACCCATTTAACTGCACCATCAGCAAGACCAGTTGCAACTGTAGAGTTTGCAGTATTCGCACTTACTCCGTCTGCTGACCAAACAAAGGTAAGGATTCCTGGGCTTGGAACATCTAAACGATATGTTCTTTGGTTACCAGTAGTGTTGTACTTTGCAATTAAAGTCTGTGTTGCAGCAGGAGTCCAGTCATCAAGGGCTACCTTGACTCTGATATCTAGGTCACCAGTAATATCTAAAGGTGGATTATCTGGGATAGACATATAGTTAGTAAAGGCACCAGAGAGGTAGACATAGTTCTCATCCGAAGTTGAATGAGCCATATAGCGGTTGTTGACTTCCATATAGTCATCAGTACCAAAGAGCCAAGTAGGTTGAGTTACAGCAACAGTCTTGCGTCCAGAGGTTGCACGGTTGATGGTAACTGTTTGACCAGTAACTGCGGTAAAGGATGTAGCAGCACCAGTAGTAATAACTGAGGTGTCCACATCGAGGACTGTTGTACCGTTGATGCCACTAAGCACCTGAGCACGGAAGATTTTACCTGCAAGAACTGAGCCATTGTAGATAGAACCAATTTCAATTCGAGAAGCATTAGCACTTAGTGTTGTTGCTGTTCCACCAATGGTGCTACCTAACTGAGTCCACGTAGTGCCGTTTGTAGAGGTGTAGAAAATAATGTTTCCAGTTGAAGTTGAGAATGTAACTCTCGTCCAAATTTGCTGTCCATTTGCTACTACTGTATTTAGCAACACATTTGATACAGCATTAAGGGTAGTTGTTCCATCTCCAGAGTAATAGAAGCCTAAAGCACCCGTGCTTACAAGATAAAGTCCATAAGACTTTGTTGTAACAGAATCCCACTTAGAAAGAATAACTTGGTTCGCGCCGCTTAAATAACTATCCAAAGCAATGTTTGCTCGGATGTCAATGTCACCCGTGACCCGCAGTGCAGTAGAATCTGGAACAGTTAAAATATTTGCGCCAACTCCAGGCAGATACACATAATTAGTGCCAGTATGGTCTAGGAACTTAGGGTCGTTAGAGTCTGCAGCGGTGCTAGAGCCAACAGTAGTTGGTAGTAGTGAGCCAGCAGTGCCACCATTAGTCAGAGTATCTTGACCGTTGATTGTTACTAACTGACCAGTAGTAGCAGTGAACTGGTTATAGGTGGCAGAGGTAACGTTGGTTGTTAGGTCTACATCAAGGACTGTTGTGCCACCGATACCACTTAGCACTTGGGCGCGGTAAAACTTACCAGTTGCTGGTTGTGTTGCCCCAACATTGCGTGTGCCAATTTCAACAGCAGCAGTAGAATTGAATATATTACCTGCCGTATTTGATGTAGCAGTTCCAAGAGCAGTCCAAGATGTAGGGACTGATGCTTGGTCGGCAGCAGTGTAAAAGTCAATAACACCAGTTGCTGCAATGCGGGTGACTCTTACCCAATAGGAAGCACCATCTGTGAAGCCAGTTGCTACCGATGAACTTCCAGAACTAGTTGCAGTTCCATCAGGTGAGGTGTCTAGGCGAAGAACGCCAGTTGTGTTGACAAAGAAGAACCAAGATATTTGCCCAGTTGCACCCGCCTTGGATGCCAATATGTTTGCAGCCGCAGGTGTCCAGTCGTCTAGTGCCACCCTGACGCGAAGGTCAATGTCACCCGTAATATCTAGTGCAGTAGCATCAGGTGTTGATAAGTAATTTCCAGAAGTTCCATCAAGGCGGATATACCCAGGATAGTTATAGCGTGGAGTAGCAGCATCTACATAGTAAGAAGCAGAGCGTGCAGTAGTTCCCTTAAGTAGCACTTCTGCTGGGTGATTAATGGTGCGTAGTGCATCAACATCAGATAGCCCAGTAGTTCCTGCTAGTTCATTACAAACTGCAGTAAGTCCCTTGTAATTATTATCTGTACGGTTAGGGTCAACAATGTAATTTAGAGCACCCAATAACCCTTGACCTGTGGTACCTGCCCAAACGTTGGCAGCACCTTGCTCTTCTAGGAAGTCATCTCTATCTGGGTATACGCCATAGTTTGCGATACGGTTGAGTTCTGCACATAATGGACTACCAGTATTACCAGCCATTGTTTTGCCTTCCTTGTTGTACGATTAAATTACTTACCATTTAACTTTGTCAGCCCAGTAGGCTGCGCTCATTTTACCTTTTTGGATATTGGCTTTGTGACGAGCCTTAAAAGATTTCTGTCTTGCTGTTGGCTTCTTATCGCCAGTAACACCCTGCTGACCAAAGCGAATAGTCTTGACCTTATCGCCTTCTTTTGCTACAACAACGTGTGACTTAGTTGGATGACTAGGTGTACGTTTTGGCTTGTTAAAGCCAGATACTCCTATTCGCTTTAGTCTAGGGTCTGTCATTTACTTCTTCTTTCTTGCTGCTGCGTTGTCTACTAGATTTGGGTAAGGTCTTCCTGCTGCTTTAGCGCGAGCCTTAGCCTTAGCCTTCTGTGCTGCTGTTAGTGGAGTTGACTTCTTCTTAGGGTTCTTAGTATCCCAAAATGGTTTCTTATTCATTAGCACTCACACTTATTATCTGGCTTGCCACATAAGCGGCAGTTGCCTGGTTTACGGATTGGCACTTACTTCTTCTTCTTCTTAGCAGTCTTCTTTACCATCTTCTTGCCAGACTTCTTTGCTTCTGCCTTAGCCATTGCCATACCCTTAGCGGTATATGGAAATTCTTTTCCGTTTACCTTTGGCATTTACTTCATCTTCTTCTTAGCGACAGCCTTCTTTGCAACTTTCTTGACTGCCTTCTTGACTGCCTTCTTCTTAGCAGACTTCTTCATCATCATATCCATCATCATATTCTTGTTCATCATTATATTGTTCCTACTTCCCTTAGTACCTCGGTTGTATTTTTATTGATGTGTTGTGCAGGAGGCATCTTTTCAGCGTTGTAAGGTTTGTTAAGAACCTCACTAGCATTGTATGCTGCTTCCACGTGTTGCCTTGTTGTACCACCTGGTTGCATACCCTGAGCACGTGCGTCTCTGTATGCTTGGAGTTCACCAGTCCATTTCTTATCAGATATGTCTCTGGTTGCATCTCCTGCATTCATCTGTAAAGTTTTTACTTTACATCCGAAGCAATTTTCATCACAGGCTGTGTGGTCTATCTCAACCTCTTCGTGTTCAAAAGGAGCATCTGAAGTTTCATCACACAAAGAACAACCCCACTTAAGTGCCTTGAAGTTGTGGTTCTCATCAAATCCAAAATCTAATACCTTGCTAATATGGATATGTTCCATTGTGTCCCCTACTGTGCTGTGAAGTTGGCTTCTGTTACATCTATGTCTGCAGCAATCAGTGCTGCTTTTGTTGCTTCACTTACTGTGTGGTTATAACCACCACGATAAACTTCTTGGTAGGTAGCCAAGTCACCATCTACTAGGTAACGTGCTTGATAGTAGACACCATCTTGACGCACGATAGTTATGCCTCTGTCAATCTTGTAAAAACTAAATAGGCGATGAGCACCAGAAGGTCCTTCTGCAACCACTGGTGTCTTGAATGTATATGTTGTCATTATTCTCCCTAGTTAACTTACTGATAGACAGGGGATTGCTCCCCTGCCCACCCGTCAATCAACTCTTATAGAGCGCCGATTGATGAACCTGATTCGATTCGGTATAGTGCTTCTTCGCGGTAGCGAGCAAAGCCAAGTACGCCGTACCAACCCATTGGGCGGAAGCGCATCAACTTGTCAACTACTGGTCCAATTACTACGTGTGGCTCTTCGGCAACTGCCTCAGCCATTGCTTGCTGTCCAGCAAGGATTGTGTCGTAGACACGTGTTACTGGAGTTACTGTGATTGTTGCTCCTACAGTTACAGCAGCAGAGTTAGCAACGTCAACAGTAAATGTTGTTGTTGAACCTGATGTTGCGATACCAGTAATCTTTGCAGATGTACCTACGCCTGTTCCTGAAATCTTGTCGCCAACCTCAGCACGTGTTGCGATAACAGATGATGATGCTACACCGAATGTGAATGCAGCAGATACACCAGCAACTGTTGCTGTTGTTGTTGCTAGAGCAGTCTGGTCTGCACCAATCTTCTCAGAAGCAATACGTGGTGACTCGATGAAGTATGCACCTTCGTATGAACCGATTTCACCAGCCCAAATGTTTTCATTTGTCTGGTAGTTGTGTGGGTCGCGCCAAGCAGCAGCACCTGTCTCAGCACGAAGGTCGTGTGAAACTTCTGGGTGAATACCTGCCCAGTACATTGCACCCTTACGGTATGCAGCCTTGTTAGCACGCAACTTTGCAACAGCCTTACGGATGTTAGCAGAAGTTAGTGTTGCAGCAGCAGTAATTGTTGCTGATGATGTTGCAGTTGAACCTGAGTAGATTACGTTAGTTCCTGCACCTAGTGTCGCCATTGCAACTGTGTCGATTGAATCGGCAAGGTTGAATGCGAT